GGCCCCGTCCGTTGTTCCGATCAGGCCACCGCCTTCTCGGATTCCAGCTTGTCGTCGTTCCAGACTTCCTCACCGACCGCCACCCTCTCGGCATTCTTCAGCCGGTTGCGCAGGACGTTCCCGAGATTCATCCGCTGCTGGCCGACGTTCAGATGCCCCCACCGGGCTCCCACGTCGATGTTGTTCTGGTGTCCGATTTCGCGGAGCTTCACCATGTCGGTTCCGGTCTTCGTCTTCACCAGCTTCGCGAAGACATCGGCCATTTCGTCGCCGCAGCTTCCGCCGTGTTGCTTGTAGAGCTTCTTGAAGTGATCGGGGACGATGGTGCCCTTCTTCGCGGGCTTCTCCTCGTCTTCCGTCTCGGCGGATTCCTCGACCGTCTCGGCGGATTCCTCGACCGTCTCGGCGGATTCCTCGACCGGCTTCTCCGTCTCGGCGGATTCCTCCGTCTCGGCGGATTCCTCGACCGGCTTCTCTACATTCGCGGCGGCTTCCGCCTCCGCCTTCGCGGCGGCTTCCGCGATCCGCGCCGCATTCCGCGCGGCGATGGCTTCCATCGTCTGCTCCGCCTCGGCTTCCTCCGACACCGGCTGCTCGACGGTGTTCTCCACGGTGTTCTCCACGGTGTTCTCCACGGTGTTCTCCTGCGTCTCAGCCGCGTTGTTCGTGCGGTTGCGGTTCTTACGGGCCATCGGCCTATCTCCTCGTTGTTAGCGACACCATCTGCCGCAGGACCAACCATACCACGCCGCGTCGCTCAATACAACCCGACATTCCATGCGCTCCGCGCAATGCATTCCGGCGCTCAACGCATATTCCAAATGGAATCGGTTCCGAAATACCTGTTTCGAGACAGTTCCTCGGCTCTCAGCCACGCCTCCCAGGGGGCGCTTTCGGGGTACTTACGGATTTTAATTATGCAGTGTTGCGTAACCGGTTATCGGGGCGGATCTTTATTCCTGACCCGATAGACCGAAATGTTTTTATTCTTAAGCATAGAACCTCCTTTCTAGGCTGCGTGATTGCGGCCCATAGTGGAAGGGGCGAACATTAATGCCCGCCCCCTGTGGCTATGGGTCGCCTATTCTCTTAAGCGTCGTGGTAGCCGCGCCCGGAACCGTTCGTCCAGGCTTCACCTTCCTCCGGGCTCATCATTTTGGCGATGTGCCATTCCTTTTTAAGACCGATGGAATTCATGTAACAGTAGTCAGAGCCGCTGCGGACCTCCCAACCACTCTCTGCAGTGATCTTCTCCCAATCGGTTTTGGCCCACGCAATAGCTTCTTCCTCCGTTGTGAATGGACCAATTACATCATGGCCGAATCCCAGATCTTCTTCATATTTGATTACCGTGTACATAACGGTGTTCTCCTCACTTCACGAGCTTCGGCATCGCTGCCGGATGGACAAAGATTTCTGCCCTACGAGGATAAGTATTGGTGACTAGAATCATATCACCCGGCTGCAGAGGTTGTTCAAAGCCGTAGTCGTAAACGACTCTTTCAAGCTTATCACAGTTGATGTAATTGTCTCCATTGGCGGAATGAACAGAGGCCGTTTCTCCACCTCGGTGGAAATGGACCTCTTTTACATTGGCATCGTGCCAGTTACCTCCGCATCGGGCCTTCTCACCAACGTGCACTGGGATCTTCATCGGACGGAGCTTACGCTCACTGCAGACCTTCTTTGCCCACTCAGGCAGGTCGCGAAACGGAATTTGAATGTCGGTCATTGGCATGTTCTCTCTCCATGCGTTGTGGTGGAAAATCCCACCCCTGAGCGAACCTCATCGATTCGCTCAGGGGTGGAAGGGGAATTAACCCCTCCCGTTGTTATTATTTGCTGAGTGTATTAGCCAACTTTTCAGCGCCTTTGAGAAGTCCTTCGACGCGGGGATCGGTGGTGCACATCGCCTCCAGAATGGCGTTCTTCTCCTTGGAACGCCTGAGGGTAAATTCCTCACCGTCGCGAACGGTGACCGCGTATTCAGTCTTGAGCGCGTCCGTGACGAGCTTCTCAGCCACCATCCGCTCGATGGAGAGGGGATTGTCCTTAAGTGCCATGATTATTCTCCCTTAAAGAAGCCGTGATGAATCATCTCATCGACGGTCAGATTGCAGGTGCCGCTAAACTCGCCGTCATCTTTCAGTACCATCCGCCACCTGCTGACTATCTTAATCTTCGATGGGTTAGCGATGTGGTAGACATCAGAAGGGATCAGAGGGTCTTTGGTATTCCTCCACACTACGCAATCGCCCTCTCCTCGTAATTGGGCGTCCCTTGCCTTATTATCGTCAGGGGCTGGACATATATCTGGATCTCTGATTTTCGAATCGGTAATCAGTCTAGCCGCAATCCCGTCAATCAGATTATCAGATTCAATGACGACTGCATACAGAGTCGGATTAAATCCAGGTCGCCCCCACAAATTTCCGCTAACGTCCGCGAATCCTTGGGCGACTATCGGATCAGTGGAGAAGAAATTATTGTTGCTATCGAATTCGTCGAACCAGTTGGAGCTTCCATGGAATAGTATGACGGGTTCCCCTCCGATGCTTGCCTGGGTCTGAATTCGAGGAATTTCCAGCCCAGGAATTTTAGTGAGCGGGTTGAAGCGAGCGGCGTCCTGATTCTCGCTATGGGGTCCGTCCGGATACCCCGGTAGATTCTTGAAGAATGACCTACCTTCCCAACAATATGCGAGCAAGCTGCTGGATGGTGGTATTTTATCCATCCACCACTTAGCGTAGGCTTCCTGGTAAGTGGAGTACCTCTGCTTGCACGTAGCCATGATCGGTTCCATCTCTTCCCCGGTTATGAGGGGGAGAGGACGTTGCATTTGTATCATTTTTATCATTTTTACCTCGTTGTTGAGCGTGCTGTATCGTAGCACAAGACGAGTGGACGCACCACCATACGTTTTGGGCGGCGAGGTTGCTCCCGCCGCCCTATCCACGCCATCGCTGTTGGCAATCAAGCCTTGAAGCGTTCGCCATCCGCGTTGAGAACGTAATCGCGCTTGTCCAGTTCCTGGGCGCGCTTCCGGTGGTCCTGCATGTAAGGACCCCATTCAGTTACGTTTCCGTACGTGTCCAGTTCTGCCACGAAGTGGACTCGTTGCTTGCCGTCCAGGCGGTTGTACACGTAGTGAAGTTCGATCCGGTAATCGACCTTATTGATGATGTTGAACCGGACCCCTTGCATCCTCAGAGAGTCAATGACCTCTTTAGCTGCTGGCGGAATTTTCCAAGACCTTGAACCTTGAACCATTTTAAGTTTCCCCTGTTCAGACTTACCGGGGAGGCACCATTGCCTCCCCGATCCCCTAGCTCAGGCCCGAAGGGACTGAGCTTCACGCAGGACCTTCCAATCAAGGAAGTGCGCGTCGATGGAACTCAACGTGTAAGCGAAGTCCTCGTTGTGGGACATGCTGATCACGTGAGCGACTTCGTGCTTGGCATCGCTCATCATCTGCTTGAGCGACGATGCGTCTCGCAGACGGAACCTCATCTTGCCTTCTCCGTTGATCGGATTGACCAGGAAGTGGTAACCATCTGCGCCGCGATCAGCCATCGCAAGGGCGTCGTCTTCAAACACCCATCCAATGGACCAAACCACATCGTAGGCCCGTCCGCAGTCAATCAGCGCCCGAACTGCCTGCTCGCACATGTACTTCCACATCATAAGGAGGCGAACCTGCTCCTCACCCTGCGTCCAGGCCACCCTTCCGTTCTTGATCACGTAACGCCAGTTGGCCGGGCGGTACTTCTCAGAGGCGGAGATGATCTTCTTATTGGCGGTGTTGCGCAGGAACACGATAGACGGGAGAGGACTGAACGCATCCTCAATGTCCGGGTTCCTGATCATCAATTTCGCCAACCTCTCTCGTTGGGACATGGAAAGATCCAGATAGTCAATCTTCTGGACCTCGGCTCGGAGAGCCTCCACATCACCAGCAAACTGCATCTCGGAGATCGAGACAAGGTGCCGTTCTCCAGCGGGCTCGTCTCTACTCTCGCCAGTACCAGTCACTGGCTTGATGCTCCTAATCATTCCCGAGCCATTACTGCGTGTCTTGACCTTGTTCTTGTCAGACTTAATGGCTCGACTGGTATTGCTGGTAAGCTCATCGCGATAGGCAGCGACTGCGCGCCGGTACTTGTCGTGGAGACTATCGCGACTCGCCGTCAGAATCTCTCGGCTGCGTTTCGGATCAAGCTCGATGGTGATCCGGTGAGGTACTCCGACGTATTCTCGGTACATCAACGTGCCGTTCACCCTGACCAGCATGTAGTAATCCATTTCACCCTTGGTGACATGGACGCTGGCAAAAGGTGTGTCTTCACCTTCCGCAGTAAGGTCGCGAACGTGGCTGCCGATAGGGAGCGAGATATTGTTGATCTCTTCCCGGTTGAGCTTCACCGTTGTCTTCAGAGCCGACGCCCTGATGTAGTCCTTAAGGTGGAGAGTCATCGATGACTCCGATGTATCGTCCATCATAATTTCCAGACGGCACCCATCCACCTTCTCGTCCAGCTTCATCAGTTCGTAGCTGGCTCCGGACCCATCCACGTAATTGTCCTGGGTCCAGATCTTGTAATACATCATCGAGAAGCAGGTGAGGATTCGGGCTCGACCGAAGCCGCCGATTCCCGAGCTACCGTCCTTAGTGGACTTCCCGAGCGAGAAGTAGACGTTGCTCAGCACATCTTCCGACATGCCGCACCCGTTATCAGAGAAGGTGATCTTGAGGTCTTCACCGACCGATTCGGTGATGATTTCCACCTCAGTAGAACCAGCGTCCACCGAGTTCTGGATCAGTTCACGCCAGAAGGCGAAGCGCCATGTGGAGTAAACCGTGTTGCGCTCTTTCGTGAAGAATTCGCGCGGAATCGTAATCGTAGGCATCGCTCTCTCCAATGCTATGTGCAGTATACCACACCATGTGGTGCGGCGCAAGGCAGGATTACCTTGGTGGACGGGAGGGGACTGCGCCCCTCCCGGTTAGAATCAAACGCCGCCAAGGGCTGCGGCGAAATCAACGGCAGAACCGGTCCAACCGATTTTCCGCATCTGATTCACGTTCGCGTGAAGCTTGACCGGATACCAAGCACACCAATCGGGGCATGCACCTCCAGCGTTTTGCCTCCAAAACTCCGCAGCCAGCCTCTCGCTGCCAGCTTGAACTGTCTTGAGGCCGTGAGCCTCAGAGAAAACCGCGTAGTACTTCATTGTATTATCCTCGTTGTGGTGAGATGATTCCCACCCCCGAGCGAACCCATTACAGATTCGTTCGGGGGTGGGAGGGAGCCGTAGCCCCCTCCCGATTGATCAGCCTTCGACCTTAAGCCAACGGCCATCGGTCTGCTTCGCGTACTTCTGACCTCGCCCCATCCCCAGGCCGACACCAAACCTTTCGTGGGTCTTGGGGTGCATCAGCGCCCAACCGGAACCCGCGATCTTTCCATCCACGAACGTATTCGTGATCGGCGTTTTCATGACTTGGCATTCAGTCGGAATCTCGCTGAACCAGTAAACTTCTCGCTTATTCATGACTCTCTCCTGCAAAGTGGGAAGGGCGATATTGCCCTTCCCTTCGTAAACGGCTCAGGCGGCTTCCGGCTTCGTGTCCCTGTTCCAGACGTAACTGCCGACCACCACGTATTCGCCGCGCTTGATGCGACCCCGAAGAACGTTACCGAGATTCATCCGGACCATGCCAGGGTTACGTCCTTCCCAACGATCGGTAGGGATTGCGTTCTGCTCCATGACTTCATAGACGTCATGACCCTTGAGGACTTCTGCGACGTCATCCCCGCAGTTATCCTGACCGATTTCCTGTCGGTAACGGGTCTTGTAGCTGTCCGGAACTACGGAGCGCTTCACCTGAATCCAGATCTTCGCCTGTTCGGCGTGATGGATCAGCATGTCTCGCTCAATTGCCACCGGCAACTTCACACCAACCGCCAAGAGGGCGGCTCGAATCTCTTCATCGCTATTCGTAGCGCTGACCGTGATCTTCTGATCGGGTTCTCCAGCGGTCGGAGGAATGATCTCAACAGGGGTGATTCCGGTGAGAACCTCACCCTCGATTTTCTTGACGATCTTCTTCGGCTTGTTGGCCATGATTGCTTCTCTCTCGCGAAAATGGGGACAGGTACCATTACCCGTCCCCTGATGAACTTACTGGAAAAAAGCGGTGGTCACCATCGTGTAACACCGCTTCATTTGCCGCTGAGCGATGGTAACTCGATTGCCCCAGCAACCGACCATTCGCTCCCAGCGACGATGGCGACGTCGAGCGTCATTGAACAGCACCATGATGTCCGCATGAAAAGCATTGCGACCGGCAGTCAGGTACTGCTGCTCCATGTCCATTGCTCGCTTCATACCGGCTTCCATCTTCCGGTATTTGGCTTCTGCTGCCTTGTAATTGGCCACTGCCCACTTGATAACGTGGTCGTTGTGTTGAGTCATGTTAGCCTCTCTCGCTGAACGGGTTGAAGTGACGCATGCAGGCATTACACCTGCAATTGGAGTAGGTCGGCTTCCTGTTCTTGTAGAACATAGCCTCCCACCCAATCTTGTACTCCCTCCATTGCTCGGGGAGCATCGTACCGGTATAGATGGCCGTCATTGGCATGGGGTCGCTCGCCAAGCGCCTTCTGGGCGAGTACCAGCGCTTGAAAGCTTTCTCAGCCTCCCACTTCGTGGGAGCCGGTATCCCTACCGGCTTCCCACCATACTGCCACACGTGGGCGAGCATCAGAATCCGACCTCAACCTGAGCGGATTCAATCAGTCGCAGACGGAGCTTGCTGCCCATCTCCTTCTCCTGTTCCATCCAGAGTGTAAGAGCTTCGGCGGCGGTGCCGTTGATCTTCACCCAAACGAACGGGGACTCGTTGGCGAAGCTCTTGATCTCCCACTCCAGCTTTTCGCCGTCTTCGAAGTGGACGGGTGCAATGCACGAGAAATCCCCGTCATCGGATTTGAGGGCGTCGTTGCCATACTTGAACTCATCGTGCCCGATGAAATCCTTCATCCGGGAGTACGCCGTGTCGCGGTTCCCATACAGCGAGATCACGTGGCAACCGTCCACGTACTCGTTCGTATGCATCCACAAAGTAATCATCGTCAGCCTCTCTCGCTGAATGGGGAGGACACCCTGTTCTCCCCGGTTTGAATTAGTAGTGGCCCGCCATCCGATCCAACTGACGGCGTTCTGCCGCGCATTCTGCCTCATATTCGGCGTCGTCCTTGAGCGACTGCAGACCGGCCTTCTGGTCGTCGGTCACGCACCGCTCTTCGACTGGTACCAGAATCACGCGCAGGCCCTTGCAGACCTCGCACTGCTGGTCGTACTTACCGTTGAGGTAATCCTCCTTTTCCTCCTCGGACCAATCGGGACTATTCCACTCATCGGCGGTGATCGCACCGATGGCGTGGGAATGCTTCCCCTTACCACGGCAACGCCCGCAGACTTCGTATTCGGCAGGGACCCGGACTTCCCGAGTTTCTTCCGTCTCGCGGTCCGTGATCTGCACGCAAATAAACTCAGCCATTATCTTGTTCCTCGTTGTTACGCATCGCGCGCCAAGACCATCCTAGCACGCGGGGTGACGCCCTGCCACCCCCTGTTAGCCTCACGGTGTTGCGAGGCGAACAGGGGGAAGCAGGGGGAAGCAGGGGGAAGCAGGGGGAAGCAGGGGGCCGAAGCCCCCTCCCGTTGTTACTGAACGGACCGTCGCATGACAGCCGCTTCCATCTCTGCCCGAAAGTCTGGATCTTTCACGAGCAGATCTGTGAGGTAGGTTTCGAGATCTTTGGGGTTCGTGTACAAGACGACCTTGGTCTTGATTCCAAGGAAGGCAATATTCATGCCCGTCAAGTACTCGGTCACCCGTCGCTCAGCTTCCTGGAGTTTCTCCGGGTTGACCCAGAGAATTGGTACGAACCCTGTCAGTCCGTTTTCGGGGATCACAAAATGCGCGAACCCCACCCCGACCTCGAAAGACCCCCCATCCGCGCTCAATTCATCGCAAATGGAGCCAACGTCTGCCCACACCATGTTAACTGTGTCGGTCATATCCATCCTCGTTGTTTGTAGTGGCGCGCAATGTTAGCACAAGGGGCCGCGCCACACCACCCCCTGTTGCCTCAAACGAACGTCTTGAGGTAGAGGCAGAACGCCGCCATCGCGACCGTTGCCAGTGTCGTGTTCAGTCGGCGGCGGAGCCGTTCTTGCCACCAAGTGAGCTTCTTACGGGTGACGTAGAACGTCCCGCCAAACCGGCCAACACGCCAAAACCACATACCGCCGTGCTTTTTGAGCTTCATTGATTTTCTCCTATTGAATGCCGTAGGAAACAGCGACGTCGAGATTGGATATACCGTGGCATTCATAGAGGGAATGATCCCATTCACCTTCCATCAGATCGTGCGCCAACTTATCAACAGTGGCGTCGATTGAAACGCAGTAAGCGAAGGGGCTCGCAACCATTACCCCATTGCGTTTGGTACCGCACCAGCGCCAACCAACGCTGATTACATTATCGCTACCCTTAAGTGCGAGCAGCATTGCGGCCATAGAGTGGCTGCTAAGCCCGCCCGGAAAGACCATGTTCACGGTTATGGTGTTCATATTGTCCTCGTTGTGGTTAAAGTGGGGCGAGCCGAAGCCCGCCCCTGTTGCATTTACTTCTTCACGACGCCCTTGACGATCTCGCCATCGGCATTCAGGAAGAAGTCTCGACGGTCGAGCTTGGACGCCTTCATGTCGGGATTGCCCCAGTCGCTGACGTTGCCGTAAGAGTCAATCTCAGCGACGAAGTAGATCTCAACCTTGCCGTTGAGGCGAGTCACCTCGTTGTGAAGCTCGACCCTACGATCAACGACCGTCTCGATGGTCCACCGGAATCCGGTGACACGCAGAACCGCCAAAGTCTCGGCGGTTTCTTTGCTGTACTTCTGCATGTTCTCTCTCCATGTTAACGATGGGAATATCCCCACCCCTAAACGCACCATCATTGATGCGTTTAGGGGTGGGGGCGAGCCGAAGCCCGCCCCTCCGTTTCAGCCGCCGACCTGTTCGGCAATGTACTGGTCAGCGTCGTCAAAAGCGAGGTCATTAGCCTCGCAATAGCGGAACGCCGCATCGGAAGCGGCTTCGTAGTTAGCCGCGACGAACACCTTGAGATAAACATGTTCGTACGAAGCAAAATTACCATCCACCGGTTCAATGTACTTACCGATGGAGAAGATGAAATGGTTGCCATCGTCCTCCGAAATGTCCTCTGACGGATCGATCGGCTCGACGTAGAACGTCTGCTCGAAGATCTCGATTGAGTCCACGAAGACGTCGAAGCCGCGAAGATCCTTTGCCCGATCCACTGCCACGTATGCCATCCGTGTGGTCACGGGAGGCTGTTCGACCGGTTCCTGAGGCCACGACAGGCCGAAGCCCATCACCTGCTCGTTGGCCTCCTGTCGGGCTGCGTGGCGCTCTGCCTTCGCGCTCCTCTTCTTGAGGAAGCGCGTGCAGTCATTGCTCATCTGGACGAAGCGACGCTCGCCCAGCAACGTATTAACGGTGCTTGCCGTCTTGCTCATGCGATTCATTGTGTGTCTCCTATTAACGAATTACGAAGTGGTGAAGAGTGGCTGCTTCCGTGCCGAACACCAGAGTGACCAGCCATAGCGCGTCCACCGTGCTGATCCAGCGACGGCGAGGCAACTGACGGAGGAAAGGCGGTCCGGAAACCGGCGTGTCATGATTGACGATGCTCATCATATTATCTCTCTCTATCGACATATCCATACGGTCCCCCCGAACGTTCTCGTCGCGCGCGAGGGCCGCATATAGAAGTGAGTATGGTTCGATAATATATAAGTATGGGTTAGGTATGGTATAATGCATCCCTCCCAATATATTTATATTTCAAGAAGATATTGCTTTTCTTTTTTATAATATGGGGTGCAAACCAACCATACCTCATGTCACCTTACTATATCACTTGACGCCTCACCCATCTTCTGCTCTCATTGTCCCATGACGCCGATTAATCATTATTCGTTAATGGTCCAGCCCGGCTCAACCCTTGAGAAGGATCTTTATGATGTTTATCAGGCGTCTTCTTCTGATTCAGAAATGCTGATTCATACCCTTGTCTCGGATGAATTTGAGCATATTCACGACACTGATTGTGCGTGCGCCCCATTCTATATCTATCTTCGCAAGCCGTATGTAACTTTCCCAGAGTTCTACCGAAAATTCCGGTGTTACGCGACCCAGAATTAGATATTGTCTATTCGGTCCTTCTGTGTCACTTTACTTTTTTCGGAGGTCCAGTATGGCTAGCATCAAGGCCGCTCGACAGGGCAAAGTTTCCCGTGTCATGGGAGAATTTAAGGATAGCTCCTTACGTTCTTCTTCGGGTTCCCGTGTCACGTCCCGCGCCCAGGCTGTCGCCATTGCGCTTTCCGAAGGCGACCGTGCCGCCAAACGCACTCGTTCTCGTAACGCGAAGAAGGGGAAGTAGATCATGATGAACAAGGCCAAGGGTGGCGGCACCAAGAAACCCGCCATGGGCAAGAATTCGGCCCCAGCCAAGGGTGCGCCCGCCAAGGGTGCGCCCGCCAAGGGTGCGCCCGCCAAGGGCAAGCTTCCGTTTCCCGGCGCTGCCAAGCCTTTCGGCAAGAAGTGAGGTGCCAGTCACCATGATGAGCGCTTATGGCGGGACTCGTCTCCCGCGCACCCCGACACGGATCAATCCTCCGCTAGCCCGACCGGCTGTGAACACGTTCCAGCCAAAGAGCCCGGAAAATTCGATGGCTCATAAGGCCACCGGACCGAAGCAGTCGGTGCGCCATATCAAGGCCAAGGACGCCTAATAGGAGTTTAGCGTGTCTTTACACGAACAGGTCAGAGGTCGATTTTTGGCCTCTGACCATTCTTGGGTAGCCAACAACGTGCCCAAGATCTCGGGATTCAGTACAGACCCCGATTTGATGTTCATGGTGGGCCAGAGTTTGGCCAATTCTGGACGCCCCGAAGCCGGAATTCCATATATTCGAAGATCTCTGGCGATCAATCCTTTGATTGACGAGAGATGGTGTGTATTGTGCGATCATTTGGCCGAGAGCGGGTTCTCTCAGGAAGCCGAGAGAATTGCCACAGATCGGCTGCGATACACCAACTCCAGAGAATATTACTACATCATAGCCTATTGCTTGACCCTACGCAAGCAATATGAAGCTGCTGTTCTTTGGTACAAAGAATATCTTAAGAAAGATCCGCTTAACGTAACAGCTCTAAATAATCTTGGTAATTGTTATCGGTTCTTGGGCGATCCACATTCGGCTATCGAATATTATAAGGAAGTGGTAAGGCTCAAGCCTGATCATGTTACCACGATGTGTAACCTCATCCCGGTGCTGATGGATATCGGACGAATTGAGGAAGCTAAAGTGGTCGGGGAGGTTGCGATGAAGAATCCGGCTTTCCTGATCGAAGGAGCATTCAATTATAGTCTGGTGCTGCTTGCCACGGGTGACTATCTGAACGGTTGGGCGTTGTACCAGCTACGCAATCGTATTCCTCAGTTCCAGGATTCAGTTCCGAAGATCAAAGGGGAGCGTTTGATCTCCATCGGAAAGGTGGTTGGTAAGCCGGTAACGGTGCACCATGAGCAAGGATATGGCGACACTCTCCATTTTTGCCGGTATCTTCCTTTCCTGGCCAAGATTGCCTCGGAAGTTCATGTAGTAGCGCCAAAGCCCTTGCATAGTTTACTTGAGTTATTGCCTGGGATCAAATCGATAAACGATAGGAGAATGCAGGATACTCCTTACGAGTGCGCGATGCTCGATCTACCGTATTTGTTCCAGACGACGCTTAATACGATTCCCAACAATAATTATTTTGAAATCCCCAAGGACGTAGTAAAGAAGAGAAAGCTCAAGACTGCCAAGTCTAGCAAATTAAAAGTAGGGCTAGTGTGGGCGGGAGAGCGTAGGGCGTACGATCCCGTGCTGCTGCACACGGATATGCGACGATCCACTAAGTTGAGTCAATGGACCCCAATCTTGGAAGTCGAAGGGATCGATTTCTATTCGATGCAATACGGAACCCCCGCAGGAGAGGTTCTTGAGCTACCAGAACATCTCCAGCCGATCGATCTTAAGGGTCCAAATCCCGATTTCTTGGACACCGCAGCAGGTATGGCCCAACTCGATCTGATGATCTCGGTGGATACTTCGTCCTGTCATTTATCGGCGGGAATGGGAATCCCCACCTGGGTGCTGTCACGTTTTGATTCGTGCTGGCGCTGGTTGCAAAATCAGCCCACAACTCGGTGGTATCCGTCCATGCGGATATTCGGTCAACAGAAGTGGGGAGAGTGGGACTCGGTTATGCAGGAAATTGCGGAAGAACTCAAGAAGTTGGTAACGAGCCGCAAATCCTGATCATCAGGGCTTCAATGTCCCAGGTCCCACCAATCTTACGGACAGTCACTAAATCTGCAGGAGTGACCAAATCAGCCTTTGGATCGGTTCCGGCATAAAGTGACCACGACCGATCAGGATTCTTGATACATAGCGCCCATCCGGCGAAGCAATCGCAACGTTGCTGAGCCCTGATGAAATTGCGCTGAGCCACCGTCAAATCGGGCCGAATTGGAGTCTTCTCCATTTTCGGTCTGACTTCGTACTTTAATTCGATCCAAGCCGAGCGGCCCATCAGCGCAACGTTTAGATCGACTACCCCGCTGAAGAATTTGTCGGAGATTTTGACCGCAAATCCCTTCCCAGAAGGATGATCTTTAAAGGTCTTAATCAACTCTGTCTGGAAATCGCGTTCTGAGTTTGCCATATGTCCATCTTACCATACCCATGTTAGCATGACAATCAGGATATACTCCCAACCGCGTGTTGTCAGTCTAGTTATGGTGTGGTAGGGTATGTCTCCAGAGATAAGAGAGACCCAATGAAGACTTTACTAGGACTATTCGGCCCGCCGCGAGCCGGTAAAAATACAGTGATCAATTTGATCAATCAGATCACTGGCAATCAATGGGAAGCTCTCTCGATTTCGGCGGAGATCAAGAAGTATTCGCACCAGATCGTGCGGCACGAGTTCAAGGACAAAGAGAAGGACACCCCTCAGGAAATTCTCGGCGGCAAGACTCCCCGCGACCTCTATATTTATATCGGACAGCTGGATGAATTTCGTAACGACCTGTGGACTTCGCCCATTGCCGATTGGGTCTATAACGTGGACCATCCCAAGTTCGTCATCGAATCAGTGGGTAAGCAACATCAGTTCAATACGCTGCTTACCCGCAAGCCCTGCCCGCGCATCGTCCTGTGCGAAGTGCACCAGGAAGGCAAAGCCTACGATTCGCGCGGACCGATTCAGGACACCCGTCCTATCTTCCGGATCGAAAATCCGGCGACAGTGGGGGCAGACCTTAGCCATCTCGTCCCTCAGATCGAACAGCTGTTAGAATGGGTAGAACAGCAGGACCCTCGCTAAATCATGCCTCTCCCCATCCGAATCCGCAAAACTGCGGACGGATACACGTTTCCACTGACTCTGGGATACAGAGTATTAGTGTGCGAACGAGCCCTGGAGATAGTGAGGGAGATCGCTTGGTACGTTTGCCTCAATAATAGAGGGGTCCCGTACGCCAGATCGAAAGTCTCGCCGCGCACTTTTGATGCAGTCAGGCAGAGACTTCCGCATAAAGGGGACACCTCGACGTTCCCGATGCATGTCTTTCTCAAACCTCCCCCCGAGGGATTAGTAATTCACCATGTTAATGGTTGCACACTCGATAACCGTCTGTGTAATCTTGAGATAGTGACGCAGACCCTCAATAACGCTGCACAGGCCAGTCGTGGAGGAACTTCCAAATACAAAGGAGTATCTCGGAGAGGCAATAAGTGGCTCGCTCAAATCCAGGTTAACGGCACCAAGTACAATCTTGGATCGTTCGTGGACGAAGCAGAAGCGGCAGCGGCGTATGACCGGGCGGCGATGCTTCGTTTTGGCCCATTGGCCGCGCTCAATTTGATGCAGGAGAGAGTTAATGCAGTCTAGTATCTTCCAGGACTTCAATCAGCCGGGCAAGGCTTCCGTGTTGATTGACGGTCAATACGGTAGCACCGGCAAGGGGCTGATCGCTGCCTATATTGCGCAGCAAAGCCCGGTGGACTTCGCGGTCACCAATGCTTCGGCCAATGCTGGTCACACCACTATCCTGCCGGATGGTACTACCTTCGTCACCTTCCACATGCCGACTGCCGGGATCATCAATCGCGATGCGGTGATTTACCTGAATGCAGGTGCAATCATCGATCCTGAGATCTTGATGAATGAGATCGAGGAGTTCAAGATCGAACCGGGTCGCTTGGTGATTCACCCCAATGCGGCGGTGATTACCCAGGAAGATAAGGACTACGAGAAGTCCAAGACGTCCGGTGCGACCAAGATCGCCTCGACTCAAAAGGGGGTTGGTAGGGCGCTGGCACGTAAGGTCATGCGCGAAGGGATGGTGGTCAAGAACCATCCTATGATTCGCCAGTTCACTCAGATTCTCAATCTGAACCGCGAACTTCAGCACGGCAAGCGGGTGATGGTTGAAGTCCCGCAAGGGTTTTCACTCGGCAACGACCAGCCGTGGTACCCCAACACCACGTCGCGTATCGTCTCCCCTGGTCAAGGGCTGAGCGATGCTGGGATCAGTCCCCGGTTCGTCGGCAATATTATCATGACCAATCGGACCTACCCGATCCGGGTCGGAAATATCGTGCAGGATGGCGTTCAGCTGGGATACAGCGGCGATTGCTACGATGACCAGCGCGAAGTGTCATGGGAGGAACTCGGTCAGAAGGCCGAAGTTACCACGGTGACCAAGCGGGTGCGGCGGATTTTCACCTTCTCCCGCAAGCAATATCGGGACAGCCTCGATTGCATCCGGCCCACGCATGTCTTCTTGAATTTCGTCAATTACCTGAATAGCCCCGACGATCTGTTCACGATGTTGAGCACGATGGGCGCGCAAGAGAACGAGACTGGGGTAATCCCCCAGAAGGTATTCGGCTTGGGTCCTTCGACACTCGATGTTGTCGAGACTCTTGAGCAAGCCACGGAGTGGCTGCGCACTAAGCGTAAGGCGGCGGAATGATGGAGCGGATTATGGAACAGGTAGTATTTTCCCGACTCGTCCCGGAAGTGTACGAGTGGTCCCATAGCAATTTTGGCGAGCAGCCGTCTTACCGACCGCTACTAGGACTGGTCGAGGAATTTGGCGAGTTACTTGAGGCGCTGGCTCACAATGATCGGGCCAAGATCGAAGACGCCATCGGGGACATCGCCGTCTTCTCGATGGACTACGCAGCCCGCGAGAAGCTCGACATGTTGGCTCTCGATGATCTCGAATACTTGGGGTCCCAGGTGGCGATGAACGCCGTTCTGAATGGTCCGAAGGACATCGTGGTTGAGGCCATGAAGTATCTCGGCAAGATCAACCATGCTCACCTCAAGTCTGAGCAGAAGATCAGGGTATCGGAAGATCACGCCAAGAACAAGCAATTCTACCTCCACAAGGTAACTCAGGCGATGTATGCCCTGTCCGATATGATGGGCAGCGATTACGCGGGCATCGTGAACGGCACTTGGGCGGAAGTGTCGAAGCGTCAGTGGAAGAAGAACGCTGTGAACGGTGCCGTCGATGCCGCATAAGCCGTTTAGTAGGAGTCTCCGAACTCTTACTCACGTTCCAAGGTGGTCCATTGTCCGACTGATTCAACAACAGTCGGTCATGGAACATTCGGGACTGGTCGCTATTTACGCCGATCAAATTGCCGGTGTTCTTGGATGGGATGGTGATAGGGCAGCGCTCATGCGAGCCTGCCTTAGCCATGATTGGCCAGAAGTGGAGTCGGGCGACATGCCCGGCCCCTTCAAGCGAGCGGCGGTGGATGATGCTAAGCTAAGCGAATACGAGGATCAAGTGTATGATCGTCGGTTCGGAGGCAATCCGAATAACGACGATGATCCAATGATCGGCCATATGCTAAAAACCGCCGATATCCTTGAGGCAGTATTATTCCTGGTGTCGGAGCGACGACTTGGAAATCAGGGAGTAGTATCCGTATTACTCTCCAATTACGCGCTGTTGGTTAAGAGCCTCAATAACTATTCGCTGCGTGGGCGGCAAAATCTTATGTTCCTCATCAATAAAGCGATCCGCGACGAATGGGAGGGGCAGGACGGAGTTCTTGATCCCGAATTAGAAGCGACGGGCGGGATGCTAAAAGGGGTCATTGCCATATGAACGAAATTCTGCCGATTTGGCACCTAAAGGGCAAGCCATTCGATGTCCAGGCGGAAGCCACGCGGCGGGCTGTAGAACACGATGCCTATGGTCTATGGCTCGAAATGGGATTAGGGAAGACTGGCACGTCCCTTAATATATTTGTAGATTCCGTGATTAAGAATAAAGTGGTCGGACTAGTGGTTGTGTGTCCGAATTCGCTCAAGCCCAACTGGTTAACAGAAGCGGATAAGTGGGGCGTCAATGTCACTAAATATATGTGGCCAGATGTCCCGAAGGACCCTCGCAAGGTTAAGGCCCCTTTCCTGATTTCGATCAATTACGAGGCGATTGGAGTGGGCAAAGGCGAAGAGTATCTAGAGAAGGTCATGGCGGCTTATTCGACCATGTTGGTGTTAGACGAGAGCGTCCAGATCAAGAATCCGAAGTCACTGCGGACCAAAGCGGCGCTGCGTCTGCGCAAGCTTGCCAAGAAGCGTCTCATCCTGTCGGGTAATCCGGCACCGCAAGGCCCGCATGACATGTGGGCTCAGCTTACTTTCTTGGACGCCATTCCAAAAATGGCTTATCATCCATTTCGATACACGTTTTGCTCCCTGGGCGGCTTCATGGGGAAGCAAGTGATCGGAGTGCAAAATGAAGAGCGTCTAAACGGTATCGTTAATAACTGTGGGTTTCGAGCCAAGAAGGATCAGTGGCTCGATCTTCCAGAAAAAATGTATACAACTCGTCAGCTTGAGATGACCAAGCTGCAGAGGCAGCTTTACCAGGAAATTGAGCAGGATCTTTATACTTACATTTCCGAGAGGGATGAAGAGATTTCGGTCCAGCTTGTCATCACCAAACTGATCAAGCTACAGCAGATCGCTTCTGGATTTGTGATCTCGGATTCTGGGGCAGTCGTAGAATTGGACGGCGGCTCACCTAAGATGAAAGAGATTGAGGACCTGTTGGAACAGACAACTAGCAAGGTATTAATCCCCTGCACGTTCAAGCGGTCGATTGACATGCTGCTAGAGCGGCTCAAAGACTATAATCCGACCTTTATCAGAGGCGGAATGACGTCGGAGGCAATTGAAGAGCAGAAGGATAAATTTAATAATTATAAAGAACATAGAGTATGCATAGTCCAAATGGACAGCGCTAAATACGGTCACACGCTGATTGGCTCAGAGAAAGCCGGATGGTGCCACGTGGCCGCGTTCTACGAAAATACATTCTCGTTGGACACGCGGTCGCAGACCGAGGACAGAATTCACAGGATTGGGCAGAAGAATACCTGTCAGTACATCGATTTCGTACTGAATCCTATCGACAATCAGATCGTGGCTGCTTTGCAGCGCAAGCAAGAGGTTAGCGCCGCCATCATTGACGGCATAAGAAAAGCCAAACAGAAAGATTAGCTTGTTCCTGGTATGATTGACACTGACCATATTCACATGGTGGGATGATCGTGAGGATAGGAGAATACTATGACTCTCGATGATTTGAACACAAGGATTGAGGGTCAATACCCTCTTACATCTTTGCAGTTTGCGTTTTGCTCAGCCTATGCCTCTCACGGCAATGGAATGAGGGCGGTGCGCGAGGCCGGGTATACTCATTCTACTCCCGGTGCGCAGAGCAGCGCGGCTTATCGCTTGCTCCGCCAAGACAAAATCAAGAAAGCCGTTGAGATTGTTCGTGAAGCTACCTAATGTCCTTCAGCGAGATGGTCATTCGGAGCTATCTGAATGACTCTGACCAGATTCAGCAGATCAGAGCCGGGTACGGAATAACCGACCAGGAGCTTCGATTTGTACTAGAATTAATTGTAGACTTCGATTATTCTAGAGCCTTTTCTACGATTTTTCCGGTCGAAGAACTTGATCCGTTCGTGGCGTCTCACAAGCTCGCCAGTCGGCCCGAGATTCTCAAAGCTATATCCACCGAACTGTCCATCCAAGGCGCGTCCCTCACAATTAAGAAGGACACGATTATGATGGGTATATTCAAGGAAGCTATCAATCCTAAGGCTAAACCTGGAGAAAGACTAAAGGCTTACGAGTTGCTAGCTAGAATGATTGGTGATCTTGATCCAACTGATAAGAACAAGATTCCGTCCATTAATGTTAATATTGTCGATAATCGAGCGATTCAGCTAACTAACGACAAAGTTGCTGTGAATCTGTCGGTGGGTATCGATGGTAGTCCGGTCATTGATATAGAGCCGGAGTCCGACAGTAATGAGTGACCTGCAGATCAATCTGCAATTATACCCGAGACAGGCTCTAGCACTCCACACTGATGCTCAAGAAGTATTGTATGGTGGCGCAGCGGGTGGCGGCAAATCTCATTTAATGCGTGTTGCCGCTATTATTTGGGCCAGCCAGATTCCAGGCGTCCAAATCTACTTCTTCCGAAGACAGTTCGTTGACCTTGAAGCCAACCATCTGAACGGGCCGTCATCGTTTCCGGTCCTACTTGGTCCGTTGATCAAAAGTGGACATTGCACTTGGAATAAGAGCAAGTATCAATTCCAATTTTATAATGGGTCCAGCATTAAGCTGGCACACGTTCAGAAAGAATCAGACGTTCAGAATTATCTCGGTGCTGAGATTCACATTCTCATCATCGATGAGTTATCTCAATTCACTCCTCAGATTTACAGGTTCTTACGCTCCCGTCTCCGTATGGTGGGTGTGAAGGTACCGTCGAACATTAGAGGCAAGTTTCCTAAGATCCTGTGCGGCTCCAACCCTGGTGGTCCGGCTCACTCGTTCATGAAGATGCAGTGGATCAATCCCGCTGCACCTGAGCAGATTTGGAGAGCCCCGGATGACGATGGCGGATTGCACCGCCAGTTCATCCCGGCGAAGGTAACTGATAATCCGGCTTTGCTTGAGCAAGACCCCGAATATGTCAATAGACTTAGAGGGTTGGGCGATCCGGCTCTAGTCAGGGCTTATCTTGAAGGCTCATTCGATATTGTATCTGGTGGTATGTTCGATGATCTTTGGTCGAACCCTGTTCATGTATTGGAACCCTTTGCCGTTCCTAAGCGCTGGGCGGTCGATCGCTCATTCGACTGGGGTTCGTCTAGGCCATTCTCGGTCAATTGGTACGCAGAATCGGATGGCAGTCCGGTAATTTTGGCTGATGGTAGAGAACGCCACTTTCCTTTAGGCACAGTAATTCAGATTGGTGAGTGGTACGGATGGAATGGCAAGCCAAATGAGGGACTTAGATATACCCCTTCTCAGGTGGCTGAGGGCATTGTCGCCATTGAAAATCAGCTTGATCGCAAAATTGTACCTGGACCAGCCGACACCAGTATATTCGATCTGGACGCCCACAATACCAGTATTGCCGCGACCATGGCGTCCAACGGAGTCGAATGGACACGCGCTGATAAGAGCCCAGGCTCACGTACGAGCGGGTGGACGCTGATTAGAGAGCGTCTTAGAAATTCGCTAGCTTCACCGATGGAGCTACCGGGATTGTTCGTTTTCCGCAATTGTTCTAACATGATCAGGCTATTGCCGGAAGCCGTACGTGCTGATAACAATCCAGAAGATCTCAACCCAAATTTCGAAGATCATTGCTTGGATGCCCTGCGTTATCGACTCCAAGTAGGTTCGTCTGTTTTAAAAAAGAGTAAGCTACGGCTCTTCTGACCCATAGATAGGTGGAACACATGGTAGTCACCCCCGGTGGTCCCGCCCGCCGCTCCTTCGTTAAGATCAGAAGTCTCCGCTTAACGGAGGTTACCCATCCGGATTATGCTGAGCAGTACACCGATTGGGAAATGCTGGCAGACCTGGATGCTGGCGAGCGCGTCGTCAAGGAACACGGCTCCCGGTATATGATTCCTACTGAGTTAGAGAGGAATGATCCGGGTAATGCGGATACTACTAAGCCTTCAAGATTCCAGCAGAGAATCCAAAGATCTGTATATATCAATGGCGTGAAGAGACTGACTCGCTACGCCATGGGCAATTTGTTCATGGAAGATGTTAAGCTTCCTAACTACTCCACATTGCCTGGATACATGGAAGCTATTTACGAAGACGCGGATTTTCTTGGTTCCGACATGCGGAGATTCATCCGCAACGTAAGCGATAAGTCTTACGTCATGGGTCATTACTTTGTAATCATCGACATGCCCAATCTCGATGAAATCCAGAGCTTACAGGATCAGAAAGAAGCGAATGCCAGACCCTATCTGATAGCAGTGGACCCTAGAGACATCATCAATTGGTCGATCCGTCGCGGTATTGATGGAAGATTTTATCTGGATTGGGTGGTTCATCGTATTGCAGAATACGTGTCGCCCGGTCCTTACGATATTCATGAAGAATCCGTATACTACAAGGTTTGGTATAGAGATCGCTGGGAAGTCAGAAAGTTATCGGCTGAGAACGCTCCTTACGAAGTAGTGGAAGAGGGCATCAATCCACTCGGTGAAGTGCCAATAGTTCCGATTTATTCGGATCAAGTGCGCCCGATGGTGTCTCAACCCCCTCTACTTGAGCCCGCCAACCTGTCCCTCAGCCATTACAACATGTACAGCATGTATATGAATGGCTTAATGTATCATCTGAATCCCCTACTGGTGATCCAAGGCGCAAGAGACACCGAAGTAAATCGCGGTGCTGATTATGCCCTGTTCTTGCCGACCAATGGCGATGCTAAGTATGTTGAATACAATGGCACCTCGTTGAGTATCGCCCAAAAGTCAGCGGATGCTCTAGCTGAAGAAATCATGGAAGCTGGGCTTCGTAATACTACGTTCTTGGGTGCTAACACTTCGGCGGAGGCTCGCAAAGTATCGCGCGCAGATTACCATTCGTTCCTCAAGTCCGTGGCTTTGTCGTACGAGAACGGTTGGAGCAAGGTGTTTAGACTAATTGGGCGCTGGATGGGCGATTCTTTCACTGAAGCTCAGTCCAAAGTGTCCTTCCACAAGGATTACGACCTGTCTCAGTTTGAGGCTGGTCAGCTTGATTTTCTACTCAAGGCCAGAGCCGCAGGGGAAATTTCCCGTAAGAGATTCTTTGAAGAACTTCGTAGGGGCCAAGTGGTAAATAAGGATATTAACATTGATACTGAGATCAGAGAGGCTCAGGTCGATGGCCCGGCATATGATGTCCGCGCTGAATTAAAGAGGCTGGATCTTGAGGCTAAGGGCGTCTCTGCTGACGATCTTCGGGACGGTCCCGACGATTCTAGAGACAGTCCCGACGATAACAGTGATAATCGCGACAATCGTAGCGACAATCGTAGCGACAATCGTAGCGACAATCGTAGCGACGATAGATCGGTAAGGACCAGGGGCTAGTCTCCCTACCTTACCATCTTCACGAGAAGACCCACTGGTATTAATTTTAATGAGGGCGCTAGGTGCCCTTAATTGGAAAGGTCAAGGACCGATGAACGTACGTAACACCACACCCAGGGTTCGTGGTTTCGAAGAAGTTGATATCTCGAATATCCCGAGCTACAATTCGAGAATGTCTGGCACTACCAATACGCCAGACCCCACTCCGGAACCCACTGAGGAAGAAAAGATTGAGGCGGAGGCCAAGTCCTTCGATCTGTCTAAGACCCTCAGAAACCCGAAGATCGCGGATATTTTGAAGACTTGGGCCGAGCGCGAAGTCGTCGCACCGGTAAAGTCGAAAAATCAGGAGCTTCTTGAGAAGCTGGTCCGCTACAAGTTCAAGGGTGAGGATGGCAAGGAGTATTATCTGGACCCGGAAGAGGCTCGCCTTGCTATTGACAAGGTGAAGTCCGGTACGCCGGTCGAAGTCCAGAAGGAAGTTGACCGCGCTGTTGAAGCCGCCAACACTCGTAACAAGGTGATCATCGACGGACTATCTCAGAAGAGTAATACCCTAGAGGAACAGCTGGCCCGTGAACGCAGTCGTCGTCTCGACACCATTGTCATCAACGAGTTAAATCGCGCGTTGATCAATTCCGGCATCAAGGCCGGTAAGATGCACCTCCATGAGATGTATCTCCGCAACTACCTGAAGGTGGCTGAGGAGAACGGCAAGGAAGTCATTGTGGTAATGGACGAGTCGGATGCCGACAAGCCCCGCTACGGCTCGAAGGGTCTGATGACTGTCCAGGAATTCATCCTTGAATATCGCAACCGCGATGGCGTGGCTGAAGACTGGCAGCCGACCGTTCGTGGTGGTTCGGGCACGGCCCCGACTGCGACAATGGGCGGTCGCGGTATTTCGATCAACCAGGATCTTCCTCCGGCTGAGCGCCTGAAGATCGCTCGTGCCGCGAATTCCGGTATCCGTCGCTAATTCATTAGGAAGGGGCGGGAACTTACCTATTGACAATCGCCCCTTCTCTAGGATAGTATATTCCTTGAGCGAGGCTCAGGTCACCAACCTCCGCTAGGCGGGGGTGGATCGCAGTAAAGATTCAGCCCCGAAGTGGAGGATTATAATGGCTCTAACTCTAGTTGAGGCTTCGAAGCTTCATAGCGGGGACGTACTGCGTTCCGCCGTTATCGAGCTTTACGCCCGTAACTCCGATGTTCTGATGGCTCTGCCATTTGATAACATCACCGGCAACGCCCTTCGCTATAACCGCGAAGACAAGCTGCCCGGCGTCGGCTTCCGTGGTGTGAACGAAGCTTACGGCGAATCGACCGGCATCCTCAACCCGCAGGTTGAAATGCTGTCCATCGCTGGTGGCGATCTGGACGTCGATACCTTCATCCTCCAGACGATGGGCGCTGACCAGCGTTCCGTGCAGGAAGCGATGAAGATTCGCGCCCTCGCCCTCCGTTGGACCAAGGCGTTCGTCAAGGGCGACAACGGCAACGATCCGCGCGAGTTCGATGGTATCCAGGGCCGAGTCGCTGGCAACCAGCTGATTGAGAACAACGCCGGCACTGGCGCTGGTCTGTCTCTGGCCAAGCTGGACGAAGTTATCGATCAGGTGACGAACCCGACTCATCTTCTGATGAACAAGGGTATGCGCCGCCGTCTAACGCAGTCGTCTCGTAATACGTCCGTCAGCGGGTACATCACCCATACGAAGGACGAATACGGTCGTCAGCTGACCATGTACAACGACCTTCCGGTTCTGGTCGTGGACGAAGACGAGGCTGGCAACCAGATCATGCCGTTCAACGAGGCTGCAGCTGGTGGTGGTACTGCTTCCACTTCCATCTACTGCGTGTCCTTCGGTGAAGGCATGTTCCAGGGCATCCAGAACGGCGACATCACCGCCCGCGATCTCGGTGAACTGCAGAGCAAGCCTGCGATGCGCACTCGCGTTGAGTGGTTCGCTGGTATTGCTATCATGCACGGCAAGGCCCTGGCCCGCCTGCGTGGTGTCACCGATTCCGCCGTGACCGCTTAATAGAAGGAGAACGGTGAAATGGTGAAGGCAATCTTCGATGTGGAGCTAGTTCTCCGCGCTTCTGAGACGCTGACGGCTACGGACTCGTCCGACGCCAAGGCGCATCCGCTGACCCCGGTGTATTACGCCAACGACGCGCACTATGATACGATCGCCGTTGCGGTTCGTGTCTCGGCGTTCACGGCTGGTGGTTCCACGATGAACTACTCGGTTCAGGTGGACTCGGCTTCCAACTTCGGCTCCCCGGTGACGGTGGCTCAGCTTGCCATCACCGGTGTTGGCGAGTGGATTCTGCCGATCGATCTGACCACGGTGAAGTCGCTGGAACCCTCTGCGGCGTTCATCCGTGATACGATGACGATTACCGGTGGCTCGACCCCCTCGGTCACTCTCTCGTCTCGCATCGTTCGCCCGAACAACGCGGCGATGTCGTAATCTGGCAGATTAACCAGCGAGTCTTCGCATGGTTAAATGGGGGCCGGGGGCAATAGCTCCCGGCCCTCAACTTTAAAGGAACATATTATGCCTGTGATGATTCACCCTCAGCGCGGGAAGATGGTTTTCCACGCCATCGACGTTCAAGACGCTAAGGCAGACGGCTGGGTGTTGGAAGGTCAGTCTGCCCCTGTGGAAGCCGCTCCTGTGGAAGCCGCTCCCGCCGCTCCTGTTGCCCCCGTGGGTGCTTCGGTGGCCGGTGTTGCCCCTAAGGCCGTTCCCAAGGCCGCCGCTAAGCCAGCCCCGGCTCCTGCCCCGGCTCCTGCCCCGGCTCTTGCTGAGACACCCAAGGCGGAATAACATTATTCAGGGAGGGTAACATGAGACTCCAACCGTTGGTCAATAGCTATGTTACCCTCTCTGAGGCCAATCGTTATTTTACCACTCGTCCTTATGCCTCTGATTGGGGGGACACTTCTGCCGCTGGTGTAACTTTGGTCTTCAGCGGCGTTCCTTCTTCTGGGAACACGGTGGTAGTTAATGGCACTACTATTACATTCGTTAACGGAACTCCCGCTGCGAATCAATCAGCCATCGTCGCTGGCAATCTCAGAGCCACCCTTGATAATTTGGTCGCGGTGCTTCCCTCCACAGTGGAAGGCGAGCAGACGACGCTAGGCACCGTTCGGTTTTCATTTTGGTTAGCCGGGGTGTACGGAAATGGTACTCCTATTTCTTGGAATGCCACCGGGATCACGATCAAGGCGGGCTCTGCCAATCCAGCTAACAGTGGTAGCGCTGTCATGAGCGGAGGGGTCAGCAGCAAAACTGACCTCCAGAAGTCAGCCGCGTTGATTTTCGCGTCCAGACACATCGAATACGGATACACTTTTAAAGGTATTCTAGCTGATGATAAGCAGGTCATGTCGTGGCCCCGTCAGGAAATTTACGATAAGAACGGCAGAAAGATTCCGTCTAACGTCATCCCGATGGCGATCAAAGACGCCCAATGTGAATTGTCCGCTCAGTGGATTATATCCGATCAGTTGATGCCCGCTGCCAGCTTCATGACTAGAAATGATGCAGATTTTGGAAAAGGCGGGGTGAAGCGAATCAAGCTCGGTACTATGGAGAAAGAGTACAGAGATACTGGGAGTTATTTGTTTGCTTTAGCCAACGGCGAGGCTCCGTCCACCAAGATATACCCGTTCGTAGACATGATGCTTACCGAATATTCCCTCAAGTCCCCCGCTGGTACTAGTGGGAGGATTTCGATTTGAGCGTTCGCAACGAATTTGCCGATGCCGCGTCCGAGATCTTCGATTCGTTCGGAGATCTAATCAAGATGGACGCTGTCAGAAAAAAGGGCGTAGCCGCATTTGATCGAGATAAGGGTACTACCGTCCGCAAAGATGACCAAGTTATGGACGCCCGGTATGTCCCAGACAAGCCCTCTAAGACTTTCATCTCTAAGAATAGCGCCGCGATTGGGCAATACGGTTGTTATTTAGTGTTGGGGTTTGGCCTTGATTATCCCCCCGTCGCGGGCGATCAATTCACAACTTCGGATGAAATAACCAGACCAATTTACGAAGTAGAAACAGACGACGCTGACGCCGGTATTTTCTTTCGGTTATATATTAAGCTATGAGCAGGGTGAAAACCAATATAACCTTCGCGGGGCAGAAGTTAGGCAGCACTGACGCCTTAGCCACAGCTATTAAGAATAGAATTCAAGAAGCAGCGCGTGCCGCTCAGGTCGCAGCGGCGGAGAGAATTGCTCACGAGATTTGGGAAAATACCCCGGTAGTCACAGGCAACACAAAATCAAACTGGAGCGTAGTATCAGCTGGAGTAGCCCCGGCGTGGGACAGTGAGGCAGTAGGGCATCAGCCCTTTAAAATGAGCATATCAGCTACTTCTGGACCATTGAGGATAGTGAATCCGGCCCCAGCTGCATATTTTATAGAGGTGAGATCTGGATTCGTTCGCACGGCCATGATGGATTACAAAGGGCTGGTGAATGACGCCGTTAGGGATCTAAAAGGCAAAAAATGAGCAGGGCATATGGTCAAATTCTGAGAGCTTTGAACGACAGGTTATTGACCTTCGATAGTGGATCGTATGTATCTCTAACTGAGTTTGAAAATTCCGATTTTGTTAAGCCCGATTCCGGGATGTGGCTACGCCAGAGAATATTTTGGAGAAAACCTAGAATACTAGGGTCTTTTTATGGTAATTATCGAGAGCAGGGCATTTATCAGATAGAAATCATGCAATTGGCTGGGGACGGCTCAGTAGAGTCTGCCGATGTTTCTGGTGAACTGGTGCAATGGTATGGTAGGGGTTCCACCTTGACCACTAGTAATATACCAGTTAAAATCGAACAGTCATATAGAATGACTTCGGTGAGAGACGGTAGCTGGCTGAGCACCCCAATCGCCGTTGAATTTTGGGCTTATACCTCTATAGGGAGCTAGCTATGGCCGAGACGCTTAAGCCCGCGACTTCTAGCCGTCGCCGGATCTCGCAGATTGTTGAAGTCAATCTCGGGGTAACCCCCGCGACTGGCACTTGGCGCTCTCTACCATTTATGGAAGGTGCGGCTCTCAACCAGACCCAGACGTTCAATCGTTCTGGTGAAATTAAGTCGAACCGCCAGGGCGGTCGTCAGGTCGGCGGTAACATTCAGGTGGGCGGCACTCTGCCTGTTCCTCTGAAGTACGACGACGCTATTCTTGAGCTTCTGGAGAGCGCGCTCTCCGGGGCCTTCACGATTCCCGCTGCTTCTGGCGCGGGTGGCAACACCAGTGGTTTCGCCTTCAACCACGTTGGTGTTCAGGCCAGCGGCACCATCACTCTCGGAAGCAACCCCGCCAACAACGATACGGTTGTTGTAAACGGAGTGACGTTCACCTTCAAAACGATTCCCGTCAATGCCACGGACGTCGAAATCGGACTGAACGCCGCCGCCTCTGCTACTAATCTAAGAGTGGATCTGGCTGCCAGCACCAACGATCTGGTCACGGTAGCTACCTACTCTGTCAGCAGCAACGCGGTTACTGTCAATTTCAAGGACGTCGGTACTGGGGGCAACAACTTCACGCTGGCTAAGACCGGTTCCGCCGTTACTGTCTCGGGCGCTACGCTGTCCGGTGGTACCGCTGGTTCTGACCAGATCACCCGTTCTTCCGGCAGCTTCCTCCTGGACGGTTGGCAAGCTGGCAATGCGGTTGTGGTCACGGACGCCACCACTGGCGGCAACAACATCGCTCTCTCCGATGGTATTACCGTTGCGGCAGTGACTGCTACCGCCCTGACCTTCAGCGCCAACGCTCGCATTACCACCGACGAGACGTTCGGTTCGGCCACGGTGCTGACCACTAACGCTCGCTTCATTCGGTCCAGCACGGCTCGCAAGACCTTCACTCACGAAGTGTCTTACACCGACATGGACCCGGTGGTGCACGAATACTTCCGTGGCAACGAAGTCAACACTCTGGCGATTAATATTCCGACCTCGGGTGAGGTAACTGGCGAGTTTGCCATGATTGGCCTCGTCGGTAAGATCACCGAAGTTGAGTACGATCGTTCGAACAATATGGGTACCGGCTCGAAGACTGCGGGCACGGGCACTCGTGTTGAACCTGCTAACACGGTCGCGTTCGCTGGCTCGGTTGAGGGCACCGCCCTTGAGCGTGGTGGTTCTTCGGCTCCTGACGTTGAGTCGCTGACCATCAATATTAACAACAATCGCGCCGCCAAGTTCGCAGTTGGTCAGTCCGCTGCTCCGTTCGTTGAGGAAGGCGACTTCGACGTCGAAATGACGTTCGCCCTTTACTTCACGGACATGGACGTGAAGAGGCAGTACCTAGACGGTACCCGCACCTCGCTGAAGGTCGTAATGCGCGATCAGCAGGACGGTCACCGCATGGTTCTGGTCTTCCCGAACATCGTGTTCACCGCTGGCGATACCGGTCTTTCCGGTCAGACCGTGGTTCTGAACATGACGGCATTCGCGGAAGAAGATCCCAGCTACGGGTCCAAGGCTCTCCTGTGGATTCAGCCCGCAGTATAAGGTGATTAATGCCCGCTGGCCGTTTCGACTTCATTTGTGAGAAGGGAGCTACTTTCTCCTATTCGCTCACTTGGAAAGACGAGGGCGGCTCAGCGGTCAATCTCGCTGGATACTCGGCTAGGATGCACGTTAGGACATCCTACGAAGACCCCGAAGCGGCGGTGATCTTGACCACTGATAACAGTGGAATCTCGATCACCGCCAATACTGGTAGATTGGCTCTGTCGCTAAGTCCTTCTGTGACAGAGAGCATTCCCAGCTTCAATCCTTCCGGAACCCCTCCTACTTCCAATTACGTCTACGATCTAGAGCTTGTGGCCCCTAATGGGACAATCACTAGGCTTTTGCAAGGCAGATTCAGAGTAGTGGAAGAGGTGACTAGATGAGCGTCACCGTTGAGCAAGACGTAACAACCGTAGTAGTTACTCGCGGAGCGAGTGAGCCCACCACGGTTAACGTCACTAAAGATAATGTTACGGTAATGACAATTGGCACCCAGGGTCCCGCTGGACCTGTCGGTGCCCCTGGAACGTCAGTCGATTTGGCTTTAATTCTGGCATTAACGTGAGGAAAATGTGGCCAATTCGTTCAAGACTGTCGTAAAGATCGTCCCCGACGAGATCGGCCTTCCTCTATATACCTGCCCTAATAATAAATTCGCGGTAGTAATATTGGCTCAAGTCGCCAATGTTGTATCCTCCACCATCAATACCACATTTTATCATTCGCGTCTGAATGACGTCCAAGAGCGCGAGTATTTTGAATTACTTATGAATTCTCCGATCCCCACCAGGGACGCTCGTTCCATGTTATCGGGAAGACTTGTTCTTCAGCCGGGAGATCAGATCCATTGCGTAGCTTCAGCCCCCAATTCTCTTAAAATAACCGTCTCCCTGCTAGAGTCTGATCCATGACTCAGTTATTAAGCGGGAGAGTAGCTACAAGATCCCCAGGACAGGCTTCATCTGACAGATGGTCGTTCCTGTCCTTACAGGACGCTGAGCCGAATCTAGGTATTCCCGCTTTAACCAATTCGTTCCTAGTATCAGATGATACTGGAGTCAGATCGTGGATTGAAGCTAGATTATCGACCTTAAAGGATATCTCGATCACGAATCCGGGTCATGGTAATCTGCTTATTTATAATTCAGCGACCTCAAAGTTCGAAAATGGCAATTCGCTGAGTAACATTTACTTCGACGGCGGCAATTTCTAATAGGAGAGCCCGATGCCCAATACACTTAGAATTAAGCGCCGTGCCGTTGGCGGCGGTGTAGGCGCTCCTTCCGGTCTGAAGAACGGCGAATTAGCCTTCAACGAAGACGATTTCAGGCTGTATTATGGCTTCGGCGTAGGGTCCGGTGATAACGCCGCTTCGGTAATCACCATCGGTGGCTCGGGCGCGTTTGTTTCCACCACCGGCGCTCAAACCATTGACGGCGTTAAGACGTTCTCGTCCCTCATCGGTGGTAGCATCAACGGCAATGCCGCGACTGCCACTGCTCTTCAGAATGCCCGAAACATCGTTCTGTCCAGTGATGTAGGTGGCACTGTTTCATTTGATGGTTCCGCCAACGTCACTCTAACTGCTACTGTTGCCAACGATAGCATCACCAATGCTAAGTTGGCTAACATGGCGGTAAACACGATCAAGGGTCGGGTCACTACTGGTACGGGTGATCCCGAAGATCTGACCGCTGCTCAAGTCCGTACTATCCTGAACGTTGCGGACGGCGCGCAGCCTAACCAAAATACCTTTGCTAATTTTATCCTTAGCAACGGAACTATTGTAGCCACCACCTTAGTTGCCGATACCGCGACAGACACTCTGACCTTCATCGCTGGTGCTGGTCTTGACGTATCCGGCGTTGCCGGTACCGACACCATGACTCTCGGTATGGCGATGTATGGCACCGCAAGGAGCGCCAACTACACCGCCGTACTCGCAGATTTAGCTACCTCCATTCGGTTCACCGGAGCTTCGGCGCTCACTCTCACCCTGACCGCTACCTCCATTCTTGGCGACAAGTGGTTCTGTTATGTCCGGAACGATACGAGCCAGCCTTTAACCATCGACCCCAATCTGTCGGAGTTGGTAGATGGTGCCGCCACCCTCGTTATTCCTCCCAAGACAGGTATTATTTTAAATTGCACGGGGACCGACTTTTACACTATCGGTAATGCATTGACGGGTACCAGCGGCGCTGGCATGATTACTCGCAGTGCCACTGGGGAATTTACCCCTCGCACCATCACAGGCACGGCTGGTAGAATCGGCGTCACCAATGGTGACGGCGCGTCTGGCAACCCCACCCTCGATCTAGCTACTTCCGGTATCAGCGCTGGTACTTATACCAAGCTTGTAGTTGACGTGTATGGTAGATCAACTGCCAGCGGTGGTGCTTTACTTGCAGCCGATATTCCTACTCTAACGGCAGCGAAGATTTCGGATTTCGATACCCAAGTCCGTACGAGCCGCCTCGATCAGATGGCGGCTCCCACCGCGTCCGTTTCTCTGAACAGTCAGAGAATTACTGGACTGGCCGAGCCGGTTAACTCCACTGACGCCGCCACCAAGAATTACGTCGATAGCACCGCTCAGGGCCTCGATGTCAAGCAGTCGGTTCGCATGGCCACCACTGCCAATATTGTTGGCACTTATAGCTCGGGTGCGTTGACCTTAACCGTGACCGCCACTGGAGTGTTTGCGGTCGATGGGGTTAATACGGTTCTCAATGATAGAATTCTGGTTAAAGATCAAACAACGGCCACTCAAAATGGTATTTATGTCGTAACCACTGCGGGCGCGACAGGTGTATCGGCGGTTCTAACTCGCGCCACTGACGCCAATACCTCAGCCGAACTGTCTCCTGGCATGTTCTGCTTTGTCGAGGAAGGCGCTACTAACCTAGATCAAGGTTATGTACTGACCACCAATGGTCCCGTGACCTTGGACACCACTGCTCTAACCTTCACTCAGTTCTCAGGGGCCGGTCAGATAGATGCGGGGAACGGTCTAACTAAAACGGGCAACACCCTTAATATCGGTACTGCTGCCGCTACTAGAATCGTAGTCAACGCCGACAATATCGATCTTGCGACCATCGGCAATGCTGGCACCTACACCAGAGTAGTAGTAGATGCCTACGGCAGAGTAGCCAGTTTCGTAGCGGCTACGCTGCTGGCGGATTATGGTATCACTAATGCCGTCTCCACCGCTCGTTTGATCAACACTCAGAATGGTCTAACTGGTGGCGGTGACTTAGCTGCGGATCGCACTCTGGAGCTTACCGGTCAGGCCAGATCGTTCCATGACCTAGCCACCAATGGTATCGCTGCTCGCGTAGCTTCCGGCTCGGTGGTAGCTAGAACAGTAACCGGAACCACCAGCCGAATCACCATTACTAACGGTGACGGCGTGGCTGGCAATCCCACGATCGATATTGCTTCTGGGTATGTCGGTCAGAACACGATCAATACCCTAGGCACCATCGGTACCGGCACTTGGCAGGGTTCAGTAATTGGGTTGGCTTATGGCGGTACCGGTGCCAACCTCAGTGCCATGGCTGATGGCGCGATCTTCAAGAAATCAGGTACCGCTTTTATTGCCGCTACGGTGGGTACCGATTACTTGAGTGACGCCAGCACTATTGACTGCGGCACTTTCTAAGGGTACTGTGGTAGGCGCTCCATATGGAGCGCCTTTTTAACCCCAGGCTATATAGCCATCGATAAGGGGGGGCATATGCCCAATAAGTTGCAGATCAAGCGCAGCGCTGTCCAAGGCGCTGTACCTACTACAGGCGTTCTTGATCTAGGGGAATTGGCCCTAAATACCAACGATGGCAGGATATTTATGAGGAGGACGGTGGGAATCGTCTCCTCAATCGTCGCGTTTGACCCATTGACCTCATCTAGTATCGGTACCGCTCTCGGTTATACAGCGTTCTCCACAGCGGGCGGGACGTTAACTGGGGCTTTGGTATTAAGCGCTGATCCTACAGCGGATCTTGGTGCTGCTACTAAGCAATACGTAGATTCTTTGCCTGTCAGGCGATATGTCAGGGCGACCACCACCGCCAATTTGTCGGTGACGGAAACTACTCAGACTCTGACTAACTTGGGTACGTTGGCAGCATTCGCTATTGACGGTATTTCTCTATCCGTCAATGATAGAGTTCTAATTAAAGATCAAACCACTCCCCGTCAAAATGGCATTTATACCGTCACTAACGTTGGCTCGGGATCTGTCCAGTGGGTGCTAACTAGAGCCGATGATAGCAATTCTTGGAATGATCTCGTTGCCGCGCAAGTAGTAGTCAAGCAAGGGACGGTTAATTCCGATACCCTCTGGTTTTCGAGAGCAAATGCTGGTGGAACACTCGGCAGCAACGACGTCATTTGGCAATTGGTGTCTAATGCTCAAGTCGCTTCTTTTGGCAATTTATCCACGAATGGCATAGCAGTTCGCGCCGCTACCGGATCAGTTGTAGCTAGGTCTATTGCTGTATCTGGTACCGGCCTCACCGTTTCCAATGCTGACGGCGTTAGCGGCAATCCGACAGTTACGTCCAACGCTACTAACGCTAATACTGCGTCTACCCTCGTCGCCCGAGACGCCAATGGAAATTTCACGGCGGGCACGATTACTGCTGCGCTGGTAGGCAACGCTTCTACCGCTACCTCCGCCACCTCCGCTACGGTAGCAAGTACCGCCACTGCTCTAGCGGTTAGCCGTGACTTTTCAATCTCTGGTGACGCTACTGCCCCAGCCGTGGGATTCACGGGAGCGGGTAACGTCGCTCTATCGCTCACATTAGCCACACTCGCCGGGTTGACTGCCGGTACTTACACTAAGTTAACGGTGAACGTTAAAGGTCAAGTCACGGCGGCTTCGACTTTGGCGTTTGCTGATATTCCCGATCTCGACATGACTAAACTCCCTAGCTCAGCGTTTAAGAAATCAGTTAGAGCAGCTACCACGGCTAATATTACCTTATCGGGTCTACAAACTATCGATGGCATTATCTTAATTGCGAATGACCGAGTTCTAGTTAAGGATCAATCCACCGCTTCAGCGAATGGTGTTTATTTAGCAGCGGCTGGCGCTTGGACACGCGCCGCTGACGCCGACAATATTACCGAGATTGCGGGCGGCGTTGTCAACACGGGTTCTGGCACCGTTAACGGTGGTAGGTTGTTTACTACATTTCTGAAGACTACCGATACATTGAGTACTACCGCCATGACTTGGAATGGCGTTCTTGATTTCTCGGACACCGCTTCTGCTAATACAGCTGGTAAGGTAGTAATTCGAGATGCTGGCGGTAGCTTCTCTGCGGGAACTATTACCGCAGCCCTGTTCAACGGTAGTGTCTCTAGCGCGGTCACGGCTTCCATTCTAGCCGTTTCCAGAAACTTCTCCCTGAGCGGCGATGCCACGTCTAATACTGTAGGATTTAATGGCAGCGGCGACGTATCTCTCACGGTGGCGTTGGCTACCCAAGCGGGGCTATCCGCTGGTACTTATACGTCCGTTGCAGTAAACACTAAGGGTATCGTAACCTCGGCCTCTAATCCCACTACGATCAGTGTGGGCGCTACTGGGTTCTCCTATACTGCCACCACTGCTCTAGGAACCACAGTTGGTAATGAGAACATATTCAATTCGTCTAGAATACTCAATTCTAACTCCGACAATCTTATCACCAGAGCTTTCAGAGTAGCAAACGGAACTGATTGGACCACCGCCGCCTGGGAAATAAGAAGGAGAGTTGATGTAACCAATGGGGCGTTCATAAGGTTTGGTGGCACTAATAATATCAACAGACTGTCACTTGGAGAAAATGCCACTGAGAGATTGGTGATGTTTGACACCACTCTCACCTTTAACAGTAACATTATTTGGCACGCCGGTAATGATGGCGCGACATCCGGTCTTGACGCCGATCTGCTAGACGGACAACAAGGTTCCTGGTATCAAGACGCCACCAATCTTACTGCTGGGACAATTCCTAGCGCGAGAGTAGCTGGCATCTACGAATCCATCACCGGTATTGGCATCGGAGATACCGTCAATCGCGGTCCCATTGTCACGTTCGGAGCCATAACGCCCGGCAGCGCTTATGTACCAGGGACTTACACAGCAGCATCTTTGACTGGCGGGTCTGGGTTGGGCGCTACAGCTACCATCGTAGTCGATGGATTTGGTAACGTTAGTTCAGTCACACTAGTCGCTGAGGGAAATAGATTTATTCCAGGCGATGTTTTATCAGCCACGCTTGCGGGAGGAGGAACCGGATTTTCGATTCCCGTTTCAACAGTGCGTCAAGCCACCATCAATATTCTTGGTACTTCTCCTAGAATCAGGCTCGGGCATAATCTCAACGTCGTAGCTGGTAATGAAATAGGATCTATCTTATTTGGAACTAGTGATTCTACTGCTGGCGGGCGTGGTGACAAGGTTCGTTTAGTAGCCACCGCCGCAGGATCGGCGGCGGGAGGTGAGTTAGAAATTTGGACCTCCGCTAACGGAGGCGAGCCTAAACTAGCTGTTGATATCACTGGGACCAATACTTTTAGGTTATTCAATTCTGCAAGCACTTTTTATTCGGCAATGTCGGCCCCGGTCACTGCGAACCGCACACTAACCCTCGCAGATGGTAATACTACACTGGTGGCTGGCACTATGGTTCCCACTACCGGCACCGGAGCTACCGGTTCGTGGGGGATCACGGCGTCTAGTGCTAACACGGCCACTACTCTAGCTACATCTAGAACCCTCACCATTGGTTCCACTGGTAAATCATTTAACGGTTCTGCGGATGTAGCATGGACTTTGGCTGAAATCGGGGCGTTACCCTCAGCTGGCGGAACGCTGACCGGTGCCTTGGTTATTTCCCAGGCTACTCCGGCGCTAGCTTTAAATAAGAGCGCTTCCGGGGCAAATGCTGTAATCATTTCTAAGACTAACAATGTAGACAGATGGATTATCGTAGCGGGAAGTAACGATGCTGAATCTGGCGGCAACGCTGGCAGTGATTTTGCTATCAACCGTTATAGCGATGTGGGGTCTTACGTAGGTTCTCCAATAATTATTAGACGCAACACCGGGGTCACAGAATTTCAAGCTATTCCGACAGGTCCTGCCTCCGATCCCACTACTGCCGGTCAACTTACCCGCAAGGCTTACGTAGACGCTCAGCGCGATACACGTGTTGCCAAGACTGGCGACACTATGACTGGTAGTCTTCAGATATCGGGCTCATGGGCTGCCGTCGTCCTCACTAAGCCCACTTCGGGTTCTGGCGCTCAGTTACTCGGTTATGTCGGTCCTTCGCTCCGATGGGCCGCTTACCTAGGAGACAGCACTTCCGAAACCGGCAGCAACGTTGGCAGCGACTTCTCTATTTCTCGCTTCTCAGACGCGGGCTCTTTTCTCAGTACTTCTCTGTTAATCACGCGTTCAACCGGCGTAGTCTCTTTTTTTAGTACCCCTCTCGTTAGTAGCAACACTGTCTGGCACGCGGGCAATGATGGTGCCGGTTCTGGCCTCGATGCCGATCTTCTCGACGGTCTAAATTCTTCCGCCCTTGCCGGTGTTAGCACCATTGCGGCTAGAAACGCTTCCGGAAACTTGTTAGCCACTGGGTTCATGATTGGATCGGACACCAATAACGCGCTGGTCGCTAATGGTTTATTTCTTAGGGGAGCGAATCCCACAGTATATTTAAGAGACACTGACGGCAGATGCGGGTTCGTGCACGTCAACAGTAATACGTTGTATTTACTCGGCAGTACGACGAACGACACTACTACTTGGACGCAGGTAAACTCCCAATGGCCTGCTTATTGGGATTTGACCAATAATAATTGCGTAATCGGTGGTACTCTGACTATCAACTCTGACATTAGGATCAAGGAGAACATCGTTGATATATCTAATCCCATAAATCTCTTAATGGGCCTTAAAGGCGTCTATTATAATCTAAAGGGCGATGACAAGAAGCAAATCGGGTTTATTGCCCAATGGGTAAGAAAGAATATACCTGAACTAGTGTTGGAAGCTGGTGACAACGTGATGGGTGATATTCCCAATATGTTGTCCGTTGATTATGGCAGAACCACGGCTATTCTAGCCGAGGTCGGGAAGAATCACGAAGACAGAATTACTTATCTTAACAACAAAGTAAATGAATTATCGAAAGCGAACGAGATTCTCTTGACCAGACTAGAAGCCTTGGAATCTAAGCTTCTCCATTGACTATGCCCCTGATATAATAAGCAAGGAGACGCTAATGGCCATCATTATTGGAGCCACTACAGCCGTAACTAATTTGGCCAGAGTGGAATGGGACAGGCTATCGGGAAAGCCGGGCGTTATCATTGACAGCGCTACCAAGACTTTAGTTGGAATTCTAGAAGTAAGATGGGATGCGTATAGAGATGGGAACAATCTAGTGTTTGTGCGCAATTGTGATTGTAATTGCGCTTGCGCCTGTTCCACTGACACAGGAGAGTAATAGCGCCTGTGGCTCTCTGCATTCAAGATGTGCTAACCGTTTATTTTAGGGGGCCGACATGACGATTATTGTATCTGGCACCACCGTATTTAAC